CCCTTGTGGAATTCCAATTGAAGCAATTGAAATGGTTGATGCATATGATTGGGAAGAAATCCCTGAATCCCTTGCAAGAACTGGAACATTCTTTGGTCTGATCGTTAAAGGTGATTCAATGTCACCAAGGATTCAACCAAATGATGTTCTGATTGTCAGACAACAACCTGATGCAGAATCAGGTGATGTGGTCATTGCAAAGATCAATGGTCATGATGCCTGTTGCAAGAAGCTTCTGAAGCAAAAGTCAGGAATTGTCCTGCAGTCATTCAATCCAAATTATGAACCAATGTATTTTAGTACAGAAGACATCAAACAGACACCAATCACTATTATTGGAAAGGTGATTGAAAACAGACAGAAGTTCTAACCAAGAACAGCACCAAGAACAGCAAAAAGTCCTTGATATGCAATAGTTTTTCACAGTTTTGTTCTAGGTGTTCTTGGTGTTCTTGGTAGTTTTCACTTTTTATATTTTAGAATATAAATGTAAACGATATTACAAAGAACACCTTAAAACAATAAAATATAAGTAATAGTAATAGCAAGAACACCAAGAACAGCAAGGACAGCAAGAACAAAAAAAAGACCACCCTGTTGGAAGCAGGATGGTCTGAAAGGAAACGATTCACCAAATGATGAAATGTTCCACCAAGCAAGGAATATTATACCATCATTTGGAAAGAAAATCAAGAAGGGTGATGGTTTTATGAATTTACCAAATGGATTTGGAAGTGTATACAAACTTTCAGGAAAAAGAAGAAGACCTTGGGTTGCAAGGAAAACAACAGGATGGACATTCAATGAAGAAAAGGGGAAATCTTATCCCATTTATCAATTCATTGGATATTATGCCACAAGATCAGAAGCATTGATTGCACTGACTGAATATAACAAAGACCCATATGATTTGAAGACAAATGTCATCACATTTGCAGAAGTATATGAAAAGTGGTCTGCAGATCACTTCCCAAAAGTGTCACAGTCAAACATCAATGGTGTGAAAGCTTCATTCAAGATGTGTGATTCCATCAAGGACATGAAGTTCATTGAAATCAAGCTTGCACATCTTCAGGGTGTGGTTGACAGATCAGGAAAGAACAAGCCAACCTTGAAGAAGATGAAGATCATGTTTGGTCTGATGTGGGATTGGGCAGTCAGAAATGAAATTGTAACACAAGACAAAAGGGATATGGTCAAATATGTGGACATCAGTCAAGCAGGAAATCCAAATGCACTTGACAGGAAACCATTCAACAAGAAGGAAATCAAGAAGCTTTGGGAATATGCTGATCAGGGTGAAAAATTTCAACTTCCACTAATACTGATTTATTCAGGTTTAAGGATTGGGGAATTTTGGAACATCAAGAAGTCAGATGTTCATCTTGATGAAAAATGGTTCTTTGTTCAGAAGTCAAAAACTGAATCAGGTGTCAGGGAAGTTCCAATTGCTGACAAGGTTCTTCCATTCTTTGAACACTGGATGAACAGCAATGATTCTGAATACCTGTTCCCAAACAGCAAGGGAAAGAAGCACACTGACAGGGCATTCAGGGACAGTTGGTGGAATCCTCTGATGGAAGAACTGATGATGGATCACAAGCCACATGACACAAGACACACTTGTGTGTCCTTGCTGACTGAAGTTGGGGTTGATGAAAGAATTATCAAGAAGATTGTTGGTCATAAAGGTGAAGGTGTCACACAGTCTGTTTACACACATCTTGACATGGATGTGAAACTGGAAGCTATAAACAAGATTTGAAGGTGAAATCATACTAGGAAAATAAAGTCCTGTCAGAAGTCCATCAGTGACTTCACAGGACTTTTTTGTGATTTCAGGTGGTTTTAGTCTTGCAATCATTTTTGCAAGGAATCTTGCAAGGTGTTCTTCCATTATGGACACAGAAACCTGTTGTTCTTCATTTCAGGGACTTTTCTGAACTTTTTGAAGTCAAAAGTTGTGAAGAAATCACCTTCAAATTTCAATATTTTGATGAAAAGTTCTGACTTCATCCCCTTTCATATAGGTCTTCAGAACATTTCAGTGTCTTTGCAGATTTCTTGCAAATCGGACTTCAGAAAGGGGATGACAATTTATATTCCCCAAATAAAAACCCCTTAGAAAGGCACTGACAGCCTGACAGGGCATGATGCAATATAGGCATGAAAAAGGACAGGTTCATCACCTGTCCTTCATTTTTATTCATATTTCACACCAATGTAGTCGAGAACTTCCTTCATTCCAAGTCCACCTTCTTCAATAGGCTTTAACATATATGCCCACTGTTTTGGATGGGTTTCTTTCATTCTCTGAAATCTGTTGGGTTCAGGATCAAGGTGACATCCGAACATACAGAACATACATCCTGTTCTGTTGCAACCTGTGGTCTTCAGTTCAGGGACATCTTCAAGGATTCCCTGAATCACATTTCCAGTTTCCACAATGTCACCATAAACTGAAGCATACTTCAGATCATACTGTTTAATATACTGCAGGATGTCATTTTCAGTCCAAAAGGACAAGGGTGTTGAATGGGGATTCTTGGATTCAAAAGCATTACAACCTGTTCTTTTCCATGCCTGTTCCCTAATTCTTGATTCTGAAGCAAGTGTTCCAATATAAGGGAACTTCTTGGTCTTCCTCTGATAACTTGCAATAGGATGTTTCTTCATGACATCACAACAATAGTGATTCACTTCAAAAGGTGCATCAAGCAGTTTCAACCACCTTTTAGAAACAGCATATCTTGAAGGTTTTCCTTCCTTATCCACTGCAGTTCCATCAACGAATTTCTGTGCCCATTCAGCACCTGTCTTTGCATAGTGAATCTTTCTTGCAATTTCTTTGGAAGCAACAGGATAACCATAGGTTGTGATGACTTCTTTGAAGTTCATCTTGGGTCTGATCCATGTCACATTGGGAATGGTCTTCACAAATTCCCTGATTTCAGGATATTCCAAACCTGTGTCACTGAAGACAGCTTCAACTTCAGGATACATACTTCTGACCAAGTGAATCAGAACTGTGGAATCTTTACCACCTGAAAAACTGACATACACTTCACCATTATAATGATCATACCACTGTCTGATTCTTTCTTTCGACATCCTGATTTTTGCACTAAGGGGAAGGGACTGCATTTGTGCAAGATCATATGCACTGTGTTTACTTTCCATTTATATCATCCTTTCATCTGCTGAATATATTCAGCGTTTTCAAGGTTATTATATCAATATTTTCAGCATTGTCAAATACTTTTGCAGAAAATTTTCTTCATTTCCTCTTGACAACACCCATTGAGTGTGCTATATTATAGAAAAGCAAACCCCACCAAGCACCAATTCAATATTGAAAGGAAATGATTCCATGAAAATCGAAACCTTGAAGGAACGCATTGAAAAAGCTGAACTGAAGATCAGCAAGAAGCAGAACACCATCACCAAGAAGCAGAAGTCCATTGAAAAGAAGTCCAACTACCTGATGACCAAGTATGGTGTTGATTACAACACCTTCGACAAGTACAATCGTGAAGGTCATGGTTGGACTAGGGAAGAAGATCATGATGTCTACTGGACTATGTGTGACATTGACACCCTGATTGATGACATCAAGCGACTGAACAAGGAAATCCCTGAAATTCAGAAGACCCTTGAAAAGTATCAGGGTCAGCTTGCAGGTGAAATTGAAAAGGAATCTATCTTCATCAAGGAAGTTCCTGAAGTCATGAAGAAGCTTGAAGAACAGCTTGTTGTTGAATGGGACAGATGGGATATGAACAGAAGGGAAAGACTTCTGAAGGTCTACAATGAAGTTGGTTACAAGGTCTTCATGAATGGAACACCTGAAAAGTATTTCTACGATTCCCACACCCATGCTGATTATGAATTCATGTTCCTGACTGATGATCAGATTCACAACAGCAATGTTCAGTTTGCAAGACAGGAAGTGCTTGACCTTTACAGAAGGGTTAAGGACATCACAGGTGAAGTCACTGATTGGTCTTACATTAGACTTGAAGATGGAAATGAATTCCCTGTCCTGACAGGCATTGTCACAGGCAAGGAAGGAAAAGCAAACATTGAAACCATCCTTGCAGGTGGTTACAACATCCAAAGATTGCACATCAGAACCTTGGTTCACAGCATCTAAAACAACAAAAGACCCCACCCTTGGTGGGTGGGGTCAATCAAGAAAGGTTGATCAATATGACAAGAAGAATGATCAGGAAGGTTGCAAGGTTCACTGTGAACCTGTGTGATTTCATGAATGGTTATGTTGGGAAGATGATTGAAGATGCAGTCATTGCTGTTGTCTTTGGACTTCCAACAATGTTCTTCTTCATGTGGTTTATGATCGTAATGTCTTAATTTTGAAAGGGGAAATTCAAATGAAATACAAGGTGTCCTTCAAGCTGTCCAATCCTGACAAGACCAAAAGTTTCATGGTCAGAAGCATTGTTGAAATTGGAAAGTCAGGTGCTTTCAACTATGGCAATGGGAAGTTCATGCACATGGACTTTTCCCAATGCAGGGAAGTCATGGGTCAGGACTTGTCCTTTGACATCAGATATGATGTCAGATATGACAGCACCAATGAACCTGAATACATCAAGACCTTCATCAAGGACAATTGGTCAGGTCTGAATGGTGCTTGGAAAGCACAGTATATCACCATCAAGAAAATCTTTGAACTGAAAGGGGAAGACTGATGACAATCAAAGAAGCAAGAAACCAAGTTGGTTTCACACAGAAGCAGGTGCAGGAACTGATGGGAATCCCTGTCAGAACACTGCAGAATTGGGAAGCAGGTGTCAGGAAATGCCCTGACTACATTGAAAGACTTGTGGTTGAAAAAATCCTTCAGCTTGGTCAGAAATAAGTGTTACTACCTTGTTACTACCTTGTTACTACCACATAGAAATTCATAGAAATTGACAAAAAGAAAGACCCCACAGAATCAAGGTTTCCCTTGTTCTGTGGGGTGGTTTTATTATCTCTTTGATAACTTTTATTATCGTTTGGATAACTGCAAACCCTTATAAATCAAGGGTTTCAGTTTTTGGTGTTACTACCTTGTTTCTACTGCAAAAGACCTGACATCACTTCAGAAGGTTGCAATATGCAGGATTTTCAAGATAAATCCAACCCATTCCTGACTTCAGTTTTCCCCAACCATCTTTGACTTCAGTGATGGTGAAGACACCTTTTCCAGTCTGACCTTTCACAGTCCCTGACATGGAAGGTGCAGATCTGATGTTCAGATCAGAAATGATGACCTTTACCAAGAAAGGTGTTTCAGAAGTGGTGATGTCAGGTTCAGGGTTGGTCTGTGTGAACTTCTTCAGATAGACCTGACCCATCTGTTCCCTTTTAGCTTTCACAGCTTCACCCATGTCTGCAGGTCTTTCATAGACTGTCAGAACAGCAGTTGAAGCTTCAGCAACAGACTTTGCATTCTTCAGGGTCTGAACAAGGGAAGGGAAATCTTCTTCCATTTCCTTCTTCAGGAATTCAAGCTGTGTCCCAAGACAACCCACTGAACACAGTCTTTCCTTTGCAAAGTTCAACAGGTTTCTTTTTCTTGTGTAGAAAGTCCACTGTGCAAGACCATATCCTGCAGAATCTTCAAAAGTTCTTGTTCCTGCATCAACCTGTGCAGTGTATTCAGCATCAGTCAGACCAAACTTGGTGTTGTAGCTGTTCTGAAGGTTGATGGGGTTCAATGCAGATTCTGCATCAAGATTTCCCATCAGACCTGCAACACCATAATCATTTCCCAACCATCCCTTCAGGAAGTTCCAAATGACTTCAGGTTCTGTGACATCTTCTTTGGGTTTCTCTGTCATGCAGTCCCTGACAGCTTCCCTGAAAGTGTCCATTGTATACTTCAGACCAAGCTGTGACCACAGATGTTCAGGGTCAGCATGATTTGATGCCCAACCCATTGCACAACCTTCCTTGTGACTGATGATCACACCTGTCTTCATGGGGTCAAGGTTGTATTCCTTACAAAGGAAAGCAAACAGTTCAACAGCACTGTTGTATGTCCTCTGAACCATTCCCTTTGCTTTTGCAGGATCACTGCAGGTGAAGGAAGCACCACCTGTGTATTTGATGCAGTCAGGTTCACACATTTCAACACCAATGTGTGTGTTGTTTGCATAACCACCTGAATGCCAACCACGAAAATTCCAAGGAAGGGTCTGATGAACATCACCTGTCTTTGCATCAATGAAGGCATGAACACAAGCACGATCATATGAAGCACTGTTCCAAGCATTCACAAAGACAGATGCATTGGGTTGGGGACAACCAACTGAATGAAGCATCAGACCCTTGACTTTGATTGTCTTTCCTGCAGTATAGCAGGGATTTTTGGTCAGAATGCTTTTAATGATGTTCATGATTAGACACCACCCTTGGGTGCATCATAAGTCATTGCTTGTGCAGAATCCTTCAGACCTGCAGTTGTGGGATCATTCAGTGCATTCCAAACACTGACCACCACAAGACCAAGCACATAAGGGTTCATGATTGCATCAATCAGAACCTGACCAAGTGCAGACCATGTGGTCAGATCAGCAACTGTCAGACCTGCATATGCAAGGACAGGGGTCAGCACAGACAGGAAAAGCTGTGCAATGAACACAGGGTTCTTGAATCTTACCTTTAAGTTAATCATAAATATCACCTTTCCTTTGTTATTTTCAAAGGGTGTCAGTTGCCTGACACCCCATGTTTCATTTCTTCAAGCTGATGGAAAGCAGTTTTCAAATCTCTTTCCACAATCACAAGTCTGACATCAATGTCCTTCATATCCTTATTCAGGGACTTGATGTCTGTCCTTGTTTCATTGGTAGTTGAACAGACTTGGTCAAGCTTCATGTTCACCTTCAGAAGACTTTCCTTGATTCCATTCATTGCAAGGTCTTCTTCCCTGATTTCATTCTTCTTGTCCTTGTTGCCATTCCTGACATAGGTCAGGATGACAAATAACAGGGACATTGCACTGATGAACCAAGGAATTGCATTCAACCATGACATCTGATCACCCCTTTAACCTTCAACCACATCAGTGATTGTATAGGTGATTTTCATGGTCTGTGATGCAGTCTTGGTGACAGGTGAAGACAGGTTGTTGATGGTCATCAGCTTCTGTCCATCATAAGGAACTGCAAAAACAGTGTTTAATTTTCCAGGGTATGCCTCACCAAATTTGGAAGTTTCATATTGAGTATGTACGTTTACCAAAATGATTTCTTTTTCTTCATTAGGAAGCATATATGTAGAAACACCAGTCAGTGACGTACTATATTGACCATAATACATATAGCTTCTACCATAATAAAGTGGATTCAAATTAGAACGTAAGTCATAATTTGAAGTTCCCACATTGGGGACATTTGTTGAAGGATTTGTGGGTGCTTTCAACTGTTCCTGAACAACCACATTGTCATCAAAAATGATGTCCTGCATCTGATATAGACCATTCTTCAATTTCAGGTTTGACCAACAACCAAAGAAGAAGTGTCGCATATACTCTTTTGATGCAGTTGAATACATAGAATACACATTTTCATCAGCATCCTTCAGTTCCTTCACAGCACAAGTCCAGTCAGTTTTACTGATGCAAAGTACCTTGTCAAGAACAACATACTGAACATATTTGTCAGATGAATTGTATTCACACCAATAATAGTGCGTACTATAAGGTAGTACAATATAATTTTTTGTAATGATGGGGTGTGCAATTTTGGGACAAGGGTATATTCCACTTGGTGCAGTGATATTATGGTATTCCATACCATAAGTTTCCTTATTGATTCTGATAACCTGAACATTACCATAGAAATAGTATTCATCTGCAATGTTAGTATATTTGGGTGAAGTGAACGAATTATTGGAACAATGAATGAAACCATACCAATAACCATCATCACCATCAAACCAATAAGTGCATTTATAGTTCATGCCACTGTTAGGAAGTGAAACTGTCTTTTCAGAAATCACTTCTGTCAAACCAAGGTTGTTGTTCAGGGTGACAGTGTCAAAGTTGAACTTTACTTTCTTGATTGTCACAGTGCCTGTTCCATTGGTCATTGCAACAAAGGTGTCACCCTTGAATTCTGCAATATGCAGACCATAGTCTTTGAAATATGATGTGACATTCAATCCTCTACCATGCAACTTGTTCCATGCAGACTGACCATAGAAATCTGCCTGTCTGCCATCCATCAGACCAACAGCAGAAATCTTTCCATTTGCTTCTGCTGTGCTGAAGTCCCAAACATGCTTCACAGAATTGGTTTCAGGATTGAAAGCTTCAGATTCCAATGTGTTTCTGCTTCCCCAATTCTTTGTAGCACCATCAGAAGTGATTGTTCCTGCCATACCAACCACCTTGTTTCCCTTGGGGAAGTGATTGTTGGTTTCCACTTCATCAATGCTGTCTTCAAATAAAGCAATACCACCCAACATCTTCTGTGAAAGCGGTAGATGCCAATCTTTCAATGTTGAAACACCACCAACAAGTGCTGTCCAAGCATTGTTCAAAGTTTTATAAATTGCATTAGTGAACATATTGGTGTCTTCATAGACAGTGACTTCACCTGTGTTCACATCAGTCAATTCAATTTTAGTATGACCTTTTAACATTATCATGTCCCCTTTCAATTTAGAATTCTATAGATAGACCATAGAAATAGGATGTGTTCTTTGGAAGTGTGACCTTGAATCTGAACTTTCCAGTGTTAGAAACCACACCCCATTGTTCAGGACTGATTGCATTCAGCACATCAGCAGTCATCACTGGATTCTGAACAGTTGACCAAGCACCATTTGCAAAACCCAACCAAGTATTTCCTGAATTGAAACTGACTGCAAACAGTGCATCAGTTGAAACTTTGCATCTTGCAGACTTGATGTTGAAATCATAGTCGTTTGACACAAGTGTTTGTGCAAATGGGGTTGCTGTCATCACAGCATCCAGTGAATCAGTTGATTTCATGTCATTAGTCCAATGAAGAACTTCAGGATTTTCCAAAGTCAGAATCAAATCTGAAGAAGGGAGTTCATCAACACCATGTGTCTTGAACAGATCAGCAGTCAGTTCTGTTTCGGATAAAGCTGATAAAGAACTACCTGTGACTGTGTAAATCATACCATTAGACTTGACAAGATATTTGTATGATGGAACAAATCCAATCAACTGCACACATTCAAGAATTGCATCCCTGTCTTCTGTACTATCGCAGGTTCTGAATGTGTGATTCAATGCACCTGAACCACCATCAAACCAACAAGCAAGTCTTTCAGCACTAGAATCACCTTCAATTTTTACAAGGTCAGTTGGTGTGACAGTCTGCGATTTTCCTGAACTGTAATATGCTGAAGTGACACCATAGACCATGACATTATTTGCATTACTCTTTGAACCTGTTACTGTGTAGTTACTTGAACCAAGTGAAGTCAAATCATCACGCATCACAACACTTGTGACTTCGCTATATTCAGAACATACCATGTAAATTCTGCTTGTTGGGGACTGTGTAAGGATCACAGATTCTGTTGCTGATGTAACAACTTTATATGCAAAATACAGTCTTTGGTTTGAATTACCAACATCAGAAACATTGTTTCCACCACCAAGTTTGACCCAACCACTTGTCAAGGTTGGGTCATTACCATCACCACGAATTGCATATGCAAGAATCAAAGTGTTTCCAACTTTACAACCTGTCATTGTCAATGAACAACTTGTGACACCATTGGTGGAAGCTTGATTTTGATTCAACAATTCAATCATGACCAATCACCACACTTTCCACAGACTGCTTGTCATCTGTCTTGATTTGTACTGTCAGAAGCTTTCCTTCATCAATTGAAACTTCGCTTCCAAAATAGGTGTACTTGTCATTCAGCTTCAGAACACCATTGTCAGATTTCACATACTGATTTTCATTGAAATCCACATACATGGTCTGACTGACATTGAACATCAGGTTCATCTTCACACCCTGCATGGAATCCCTGACTTCTGTCACAGGCATTGTGATTCTTTCAGTGTTCAGTGCTTCGGTCATAGGTGCAAGCTTGTATTCAATACCACCTGCAAATGTTGTCTTCAGTCTTTCATTCAGATTGACCTTTTCAGGTGTCTGCTTCTGAACCACAACACTGTCATTCATCTGTCCAACCTTAAACATATTCAGGATGAACTTGACAGGTTTCATGTCTTCAGTCATGTTGATTGTACCATCCCACTGACCCTGACCTGCAAGACCCTGTGCAAACAGAACTGCCCTGACTGTTGACTTTTCAATTCCAAAAGAAGCAATGGTTGTGTCAACAGGATGTTCTTTGTATTCATAACCAAAGACAGATTCAGATTTTGAAGTGGAGGTCACTTCACCTGTTTCTGCATTGGTGATTGTGGATGTGGTTGTGGTCACTGTGGTGACTGTCTGATGATCAATCCAGTCCTTGAAGGACAGAATCTTTGCATTCTGCTTTCTGACATCACTTTCAAAAGGTTCAGAAATACCTGTCACACTCAATGTCGATCTACCATCTGCAGACATGGGGAAGTATTCCATCAGTGTGATGACATGGTTTCCCCTGTCAACATACTGTTTCACACCTGAAGCTTCAACACCATCAAGATAGTATTTGATTGAAAGAACACCATCCAAGGAAGCTTCAAAAGGAATTGTTGTCATGAACAAAACTGTGGTTTCCTTGGTGGTTGCAAAGTTCATTGAAATGATTTCAATTTCACTTGAACCACTGATTGTCAGCTTTTTACTGTTGGTGAAAGACTTGACAACCATGTCCTTTGATGCAATGGAAGTTTCCAACTGTTTGATGATTGTGTTGTCCTTGGACACCACACCATCCAACATGGGGTCTGAACCATAACAAGTGACCTTCATGGTTGAATGATATTTCCAAGACAGGGAATGAACCTGTGTCACCACAGATTCTGTGCTATTGTTGACATTCTCCAATGTCAGACAGTCACCAAGTTCAATTGATGGGTCTGACAGCATGGAAAATTCTGTGGGAACATATACCATGTTCACCAACAGTCCCAACAGATTCTGAAGAATGTCATGCTTGGAATAGTCTTCACCTTGGAAGATGGAAATGTCACCAAGATCAAGTTCAAGACCCTTCATCCCACTTTCATCAGTTTCTGTGTAGGGATAATAATTTTGATTAGCAAGAAATCTTGCTTTGATTGAACGAAAAATTGTGCTGAAGTCCTGAATCTTTGAATCAGTTCTTCTTCTTGCTGAAATTGTTTCCTGTGATGTAGCACCAAAAGGAACAAGGATCAACTTTCCATATCTGTTGATTGTGCAGAACCTACCACAAATTGTTGCAAGCTGTGACAATGCTTCACGATATGTTGAAATGTGTTCTGCATCCAGTGTCAACCACCATTCACTGTTTGTAAATGCACTGATTTCTTCATCAGTCTGACCAAGTTCCATTTCACACTTGTCACAGATGAAGTGAAGGATGTCAACCACAAAACCTGTTGTGGTTTCTTCAACCTTCTTGTCAAATGAAGTCATTTTGTCATATGCTTTCAACTGAATCAGTTTTTTGGTTCTGATTGCATCATAAACATAAAACAGACCAAGGGGAATTTCCTGAACAGTGCCATCAATGCAGTTTTGGAAATAGCTGAACTTCAGTTCTGCACCATACAGTGAATATCTGTTGATGTCCTTCTTGATTGTCATGCAAAGTTCACCAACATAGATTCCACCAAACCCAAAATCATTTCCATTGACAGCTTTGTTGTCAAATCCAAATGATTCGGGAATGATGTCTTTTTCAGTGATTTCAATGACAGTTCCATCTGTCAGGGTGATTGTTCCTTTCAGATCATTGTCAATGAAACCACTGATCATTGTTTCTTTATAGCTTGAAGATGTAACAAACATAAGCACACCCCCAAATTATAATTCATCAACTGTGAATGATAATGACCAAACTGAAACAGTCCCCTTGTACCAAACCTTTTGGGTATTCACATCTGTGACTTTTGCTGTGATTTCTTTTGTCTGACCAAGTGCAGGGTCAAACACTTCAACTGTTGAAACCAAGGTGATTGCATCACAAATGGTCTTCACCATTGCTTCAGTCAATCCATTGAAACTGACAGACAGGGAAATGATTCCCTGTCTGATAACTTCAACAGTTGTTCTTCCATCTTCTGTTTCATACTCATTGAACTTGTCCTTCTTGTGAATGCTGAAATCACCTTCAGCATCAGGAAGTTCAACAGTATTGATTTTCAGTAATTTATACATTCACCAATCCCCCACTTCTAACAGAAATTCTTCTCTTGGAATTTACAATCAATTCATCAATGATGTTGTTTCCAATGTAAACAGGAATTACAATGTCACCATCATTCTGATTTGACAGCTTCTGTCCAAGGGAATCAATACTTTCAGTCAGGGAACAGATCAGTGAAGCATTCTGTTCTGCAACTGCAGTTCTGATATAGTTCAACAGAATGTCAACAGGTGCAATTGCTTCAGCACCTGCTTCACCACCAACCATTGCTTTGTTTCCATTGAATCCAAAGATGGTAGGGTCAAGCATAACACCACCATTTTTGTACCATTCGATTCCAAACTTGGGAACAGAAGGTGGATTCAGGCTGAAATTACCACTGATTGAAAAGTGGGGAAGTTTAATTTTAGGAAGTGACCATTCAAAATTGAACAAACCCTTGATGTAATCAATGCCACTTTTCACTGTTGTCTTCACAGTTTCAAAGATAGAACTGAACTTGTCCTTGATTGAATTCAGAACATTGCTGACAACTGACTTTGCAGATTCAAGACCAGTGCTGATTGCAGACTTCACATTGTCCATCACATTTGTGACTTTGGTCTTAATTGCATCCCAAGCATTTGTCACTGTGGTTTTGATGGAATTCATCACAGATGTCACAGTTGACTTGATAGCATTCCAAGCATTTGTGAACACAGTCTTCACTGCATTCATCACATTGGTGATGATAGTTTTCACTTCATTGATTTTGTTTGAAACTGTGGTCTTGATCGTGTCCCAAATAGATTTGAAGAAATTGCTGATTTCAGTCCAAATCTTTTTGAAGAAATTGCTGATTGCTTTAAGCTTATCAGACAGCCAAGAAGAAATGACATCCCAAATCTTCATGATTGTGTCTTTGCAGTTTTCCCAAATGAATCTGAAAGGCAATGTGATTAGGTCAAACCACAGACCAATCAGTTCAACAATGAACATTCCTGCAACCTGAACAACATTGCAGATGGTGTCCCATGCACTGGAAACACCTTCAACAATATTTTCCCAAATGTCACTGATACTTTCACCCAAATCTGTGAAGAATGTCACAACCGAATCAACAACATTGCTTGCAATTTCCTTGACATTTTCCCAAAGGTTCTTCCAGAAGTTTCTGAAACCTTCACAGTTGTTCCACAGATAGATGAAGCCTGCAACTAATGCACCAATCACTGCAATGACAATTGCAACAGGTGCTGAAATTGCAGGTAAAGCAATACCAAGTCCCTTGACAGCAGTTGTCACTGTTGTGATGACTGTTTTGATTTTACCAAATGCAGTGATTGCTGACCCCACAATGCTGATTACTTTACCAACAACGATCAGAACAGGTGCAAGACCTGCAACAATACCTGCAATGGTGACAATCAGTTTCTTTGTTCCATCATCCATTTCAGAAAACTTCTGAATGATTCCTGTCACACCCTGAATCAGTTTGATCACTGTGGGAAGCAGGACTGCACCAAGTTCTGCACTTGCCTGTTTCACTGATTCCTTCAGGTTACCCATGACATTTTCAAAACCATCAGATTCCCTTGATGCCTGACCCATAGCACCTGACAGTGCTTGTGCATCAGTCACCATCTTCAGCAGGGTCTGCTGTTTTTGAATTTCAGTCAGATCATTGAACTTCTGACCAAACAGTTCCATTGCTTTTGCATTTCTTGTGGTTTCAGTACAAGACACACCAAGCTGTGCATCATTTGCATAGTTGCCCTTCAGGAAGGACATCAGGCTTTCAGATGTATCTTCAAGACTTCTGTCATAGTATGCAGAAGCATCTGCTGTTGCCCTTAATGCTGTTTCCATCAAGGACATTGCTTCAGCAGAATCAGCACCTGAAGACTTTGCAAAGGCATAGATGGAAGTACCAACACCCTGCAGTCTTGTCTGCATGATTCCACTTTCAGTTGCAACCCTGTTCATTGCATCAGAAGCTTGACTTTGTAGTGAACCAAATGTCTGTTCAAACTGTGAATTCATAGCTTTGACTTCTGCTGAAGATTTCACAGCTACAACACCAAGTCCAGTGATTGCAGTTGACACAGGAAGCAACTTTGTTCCCAAACCACTGATTTTTTCACCTGTCTGCTTCATAGCAGAACCAATTGACCCTGCTAAATCCCTTGCTCTGCTTGCAGTGTTGTCAATTTCAGTGTTTGCATCTTGGTTGTTGATGAAAATTGAACCAACCAATTTGAAAATATCCAAGACCCATCAACCCCCTTCCTGCGAAATATCAAAGTGCTTGAACATTTCAAAAGATTTCTTGATTGTTGCAGAAGTCTGTTCTGCTGTGGGTTTCACATATCCCTTCATGGGTCTTCCCTTGGTGACATCTGCCTTGAATTCATCAAAAGACCTGTCATCCCAAGCACCCAACTTGTTGATATAATATTCCCACATGGTTTTTTCTTCCTTGTTTTCATACTGTGCATCAAGCCATTCACAGAACTGACATGAAGAAATAACCCCATCAAGCAAAATGGTTGGATTCCCATAGTCCTTGAACAGGGAATCCAACCACTTCAAATGATTTACTTGAACAATTTTGCAACAACCTTGAAAAAATCCTTGAATTCTTCTTTCTGAACAACAGCAATGATCATTTCAGTGAAAGTCACCATGTCAAGATCAGCAATCTGCTTTGTAGTCATTCCAGACAGGGAAGAAAGCAGTGTGTAAATCTCCATCTTGCAAGAAGGAAGATTCTTCATGATGATTTCAACAGCTTCAAGCATGATGTTGAAACCAAGATATGTTGACATATCGTTTGCATCACCTTCCTGCTTCTGAAAAGCAGTTGTCAGTTCAGTGACCCTGTCAGGGGTCAGACTGTTCTTCAGGTCTTTGAAACCAATCTTGGACAGGATTCCAAACATAGGGAACATATCATCAGACTTCAGACCACGCAGTTCAAACTTTACTTCATCCATTATACTTCACCCACTTTCTTTCTAGTTCTTTTAGGTGCTTTGACCACTTCTTCATCAGGAATCACCTGAATCAGATTGGGGTCAACAGCACAGATTTCTGAAATTCTTTCTTCAGAAGCTTCAAATACTTCATCCACACCATGTCTGTTCTTGGTGTGGATGTCAATAAAAGGTCTTAACACCTTAACCCTTGCCATTGTTCAACAATCCTTTCTTATTCAGCAGACTTGGGGAAATAAATATGATAGGGAAGTGTATCCATATCAGAAGTCAGGTCTGCATGACATTCAAAGGTGCAAGTGAAGACACCTGCTTCCTTGTTCTTACCTTCGGATTCAAAACCACTTGTACACAGTGCATTGTCCATGATGACAATGATGTTTCTACCATCCAGTGTCTGACCCACAAAGGCAACATTATCCAGATATTCACCTTCAGTGATGAATGCAGTGCTTTCAATCAGATCAAAATTGGTGTCATCAGAAACACCATCAGTGCCAACCAGTGCCATCTTCATGACATCCTTGGTGATTTCAAGGAAGTTAAATTCCATAGAAGCAGTTTCACCAGTCTTGACCTTCAGACCCTTGACAGCAACCAATGCACCATCAACTTCAATGTCAGTGAATTCAGGCTTAATGGAAATTTTAGAACCACCCTGTGTTGCACCCATGATGGATTCTTCAAAGTTCCAAGTCTTACCTGAAGCATCATACTTCAGGTTCTTGTGAATAGTACCTGCACCAAACATGATGTTCTTGGGTGTATTTGTGGTGATACCACTCTTACCTGCTTTACCCATAGCTTAACATCTCCATTCTTTGATTTTTAAGTTTACCTGAAGTCTGTGAATACCTTCCTGAATGGAAGGGACAGGGTAACTGTCAGAATAAAAAACAGCAATCCCTGAACCACTTTCAAGAATTGCTGTCTTTCCCCATGCAGGGAAGTGTTCCTTCAGCTTCTGCTTCACAACTTCAAGATCAATATATTTCTTCTTTGTTGTTCCTGTCAGAATGAATGTGGATTCTTCCAATCCATCTTCATTCAGGGGTTCAACTTCAGTATATTCACCAACCCAATAAGGGTCAGGAATAGGTGGTTCAGTCCATTCCATGAACTGATATTGAATCCCAAGTTCATCAAGACAGGAATTGATGAAAGATAAACCTTCAATAGTCATCAGTTCAAACCCCCAAAAATTTGTTCTGCCCTTCTGATGATTCCTGATTTGAAAGATTCATATGCTTTCAACAGGGGTCTGTTTGCAGTCTTACCCTTTGTCATATGTGCATCAAGACCTTTGCTTCTTAAAAGTGCAACTGCCATCTTTGCACTGACAGGGGAACTGTAACTTTTGCCCTTGGAAGTTGAAGTTTTGGAAGGACTACCTTCAACATAGACCCACCAACCTTTTCTTCCATCACCATTGATTGCATATTCACCTGTTCCAAGTTCTTCCCAAATTGCATTCTGATAGTTAGAACCAACATGAACAGACAGATCACCTTCAAGAACTACATATTCATAAGAATCTGCAGTTTTAGATGTCTTTCTTCTGCTGTTCCTTTGGGTTCTTGACCTTAATTCACCACCAACTTCATGAAGGAAGGTGACTGCTTTGTCTTTGATTGCATCTTTGACTTGAACTGAAAAATCTTCAAATACTACATTAGACACCAAGACCACCCCCAACAAACTGAAGATAAACTTCAATATGCTGATGAAGGTTCATGGGATCATCAATCAGAAGGACATTATAAATTTCACCATTCAGAATCAATCTGCAGTTTTCAGATGTGACTTCTGCATCCTGTGTTGCATTCTTCCATCTGAAATAATCACAAATGAAATAGTGTGTGGTGTCCTGAATCTTTGCATTGTACTGCTGAACAGCATTCTGACCTGACTGATAATCTGACCAACCAAGGACTGTTCCAACAGGATTCCAAGATTCAGTGTATTCACCAATGATATTCTTTTCATTGGATAACTTGACCTGAATGGTTGCTGTGATATTTCCACCAATCATCATCAGAACCTTGCTTTCTTGTATGATTCAAGGAAACCAAGTAATGACACAGGATAACCCATCACCTGATTTGAATTGTCAAGGTCAAAATATGTGACTGAATGTCTGCTGATTGTTTCAGACTTGATACCAACCTTTTCCCTGTTGCCAAAATCCCACTTCAGAAGGTTGATCAGTCCAAGCTTCACATCAGCAGGATATTCAACCTTTGTCACAAGATTATGATCAACAGTGAACATGGGTCTGTCCACAGTCACTGAAGCATCAGACACAGACTTCACCACATAAAGACCATCATTCACCCTTGATTCAGACACCTGAATGGTGTCCCCTTCCACAAGGAAAGGGGATGAACCATTCAGGATTGTTCCAACACTGTCAGCAAGGAATCTGATGTTTCTGTTTTGGAAGTTGTTGTTTGTATACTTTCTGACCATCACTTCCATTGCATCCAACTTCTGCTTCAGCAGATCATCAGACACTGTGGAAAGTTCAGGAAGGAAAGTTTTTGCTTCTGCAACAGATAGAATCATCAGATTCACCCCTTTCAGGAATTAGGCGATAGGATCACCCTTGAACTTAGCAATGACTACCTTTGCACCATTAGTCAGGGCAGTGCCATAATACTTGGCAACAGTGAAATCATGCTTCTGCTTCTTGGGGAACCACTCATGATCAAGCTGTGTGTCCTTCTTCAGATAGATGGTCAGTGCAGGCAGTTCATCTTCAGTGTATTCAGTTTCAGCAGAATCAGCTTCCATCTTGATGATGGGGTTCAGCCAGTTGTGCTGTGCATCCTGCTTGACCTTCTTGGACTTCTTGACCCAAGCACCTGCAATCTTACCGATAGAACCAGTAACAGCAACACCTGCAGTGAACTTGTCAGCAGAAATAAACTGCTCATCAGTCAGCAGGGAAGCTTCCTGTGCAGGGTTGATGAACATGACCTTTTCAACATTGTCTTCTTCATCTTCAAACTTGCACACAGCACCAACAATACCTGCATAACCGATATAGTTTGCAGTGCCATCATAGCTGTTCTGTGCAGTATATGCAGTTTCAATCAGATCATTGTCAATCTTGCCCTGAATAGCCTTTGCAAGCTGAACATTGACCTGACCCACAGGATTGCCAATACCACTGTTGATTGCAGTCTGCAGAACAGAAACAGACTTGCCTGCACACTTCACAGTGAACTGGGTAGAACCTGCAGTCAGCTTTGCAGTTTCCATCTCACCATTTGCATCATTGACTGCTTCGACATCAAAATCTTCAGCATCACCAATGTAGTTCCAAGAAGGAACAGTGACAGTGTCACCTGCTACACCCTGCAGGGTTGTGTCAACCTTTGCGTAAGGGGTCAGCTTGCACTGTGCTTCAACCTTTGCTTCAATAATGTCTGCCATCACTTCAGGATTGATGACATCAGAAATCTTTGTTACTGCCATAATAAAAACACCCTTTCAATTTCAATTTATTTTTTTTTAGTTTTTGGACAGTTCATTGTATAATTCAGGATTTTCATTGAAAAGCTTCAGTCTTGACTGATAACCCATTTTCTTGAAATCATCCTTTGTGACAGTCTGCTTCTGATCAGGTTTGTCAAGCTTCTTTTCATCAATCTTCTTGGTGGAAGAAGCTTCAAACTGAACAGGGAACTGTGTCTTCAGACCCTTCACCTTATCATCAAGACCCTTGACCTGACCATTGTCATCAAGTTCAGGCTTCCAATCAGAATCATGATTCAGCTTGAACAGAAGATAATCAATGTCAGATGCCTTTGCACCTGCAGACAACAGACCAATCTTCATTGCAGATTCAGTCTTTGCCTGTTTCAGTTCTTCATCCTGCTTTGCAATCTGTGCCTGATATTCAGCAATCTGCTTTTGGACATCTTCCTGTCCCTTGGTTGCACTTTGCAATTCAGAAATCAGCTTCTGACTTTCAGTGTCCTTCTGTACCAGTGCATCATGGTCTGCTTTCAGCTTACCAAATCGAATGTCAAGGTTTTCTTCACTTGCTGTGAAGATTTTGTGGGTCTTCATGTCACCCATGATGGATTCAATCACATCATCAGCAACACCTTTTGCTTTCAGAATTTCCTTCAGTGTCATAACGTTCATTTCCTTTCTTTCTTACATACAATTTTTACAAGTTATGTCTTGACTGTTTCAGTCAGGAAATGGATATTTTACCTGTTCCCACAGGGTTTTGGCAGAACAGAAGGGATTCGAACCCTTGCATGGTATCACTACCACCTGACAGTTTTCAAGACTGTTCCCTTCAACCACTTGGGTACTGTTCTATATATGGAGCTGATAACAGGAATCGAACCTGCAACCTTGGGATTACAAATCCCCTGCTCTACCAGTTGAAGCTATATCAGCATATAAAAAGAACACCCATGTTTCAGGGTGTTCTTGTTGTAGAACTTTTAATATTTAAGATCAGGATCATCTTTCAGAATCCCCATTGCATACACATCTTTGTCTGCATCCAAGCACTTGTCAATGATTTCAATCATTTCTTCATCTGTCTTGGACATCATCAGGGGATATGTGGGAAAGCTTTCACCAAATGTCTTTTCATACATATTCAGTTTTTCTTCAAATTCACCCATTTACTTCACAACCTTTCTGATAATTTCCAAGAAAGCTTCAGTTGCTTCAGGGAAACATTTCTTCATGCTTTCCAATTCTTCGCCACCTGTGGTGACTGCAGAAGCAATGTTTGCCCAAAGTTCAAAAGAAGTTTCATAATCTCTTGCAATCTTCTTGACTTTTGCCTGACTGGAAGCATCAAAACCCATGTCAGTATAGACCTGTTTCAGTTCCTTGGAATAGTCAAACCAACCCTTTGAATCTTTGACATGGTGGTTATAAAATCCATTATAGTACCTGTCACCATGACCCCAATAGATTCTTCCAAGACTAAGACCATCAATTGCATCCTGAACACCAACACTTGTGTGTCTATGTTCTGTACAATATTTCTTGATGTCTTCAAGGTTTGCCTTGATGAAACTTGCATCTTTTCTGAATGCAGAAAGGAACTGATCAGAAGATGAAGCTTCACCAACCTGTGTTCTTCTCTGAATTGCTTTTCCAACAGCCTGATATTCATTGAATGTCAGACCATCATACTTTCTTGTATCAAAGAAGTGACCATATTCATGTGCAAGAACCTGATATTTGGACATTCCACCATTCCTGTTCACTTCTGAAGGATAGGAAAACACAATGGTTCTTCCTGCAAAATATCCATCACCTGATTCATATCTGACACTTCCTAAATAGTCACCCATATCATACAAAGGTGCAATATCAGGGTTGGTCTGAACAAGCTTCATGTATTCCTGATAATCTTCATCAGACATGACCTTCTTCAGTTTGGTTGTAGTGGAAGAAACATCATGGAAATATGCTTCCTTCAATTCCATTGTATCAGCTTTTTCAGGAAGCTTCAAATATTTCTGCTTGTAGTCTTCAAAGGATTCAGACTTGTCAAGACCAAAGTATTCAGACCTTTTCTGAAGGGTTTCAAGTTCAGCTTCATCCAATGCCCATCTTGCCCTTTGCAGAAGTTGACATCTGCAGTTGCAAACATTCTTTGCTGAACCACCAACAGAAGGTGCTTTCATCTTTTCCCCACCAACTGTGAAATAGTCATCCCATTCCACAATCTGACCATCTGCTTGCTGATGTGCAGGTCTTGTCTTCCTGTCCATTGTAGCATCCCACTGTTTCACAATGTCAGCACCCTTGGACTTTGCAACATCACCTGCATCAAGGAAACCCTGCTGATGCACCCTGTGACCTTCAGTTCTGACAATTCTAGTTGCATCCTTCAGGGCAATGTCAAAGGGGTTGTTCATACCTGAAGCAATGTCCACAGCTACATCCAACCAAGACTTTCCTGCAATGATTCCCCTTGAAAGGTTGCTTCTGACCCTTTGCTTCAAAAGATCAACATTTTCAGCAAGTCTTCCCTTCAAGGGGTTTGACTGATAGTATTTGGAAGACAGCTTGGAATCTGTGGTCAGTGCTTTGACAACATCCCTGTCATTGATGGGCATGACCATGGGAATTCCCTGTGACTGCAGTGAATACATCATTCCAATATATCCGTTGTCATAGGATTCAACCAAGTATTCTTCAACTGTCTTGTACTGACCTGACTTCAGATCAGCAAGTGCTTCATTGATTTGGTCAAGGATTGCTTGCTGATATTTCTTCTGATAGATGATTGACTGCGAGTTCTGCATATCAGTTCTTGAATTCAGTTCAGCAATCTTTTCCTGAACATCCTGTCTTGCTTTCTTGAAGACCTGCTGAAGTTCTTTCAGGGTCTTTTCTTCAGAAGAAAGTTGTGCTTTTGCAATCTCTTTTTCATGCTTATTCATTAACAATCACACCTTCCAAGGTGTCCTTTGCATCATTCAGATCATCTTCATCATTCATGGGAAGCTTGCCCTTGATTTTTTCATAGTCAAGTTCAAGGATGTCACAGATGTTCTGAACAATGGTTTCATCATCAAGCACACCCTGCAGACCAAGAATAGTGTTGACCTGAATCTGCTGTTTTTCAGCATCAGTCTTTTCAATCAGTGCATTGTCAGATGCATTGGTCATGATTTCCCTTTCAAAATCAAACCAAACATTTGACATCTGATAATCAGTTCCATCAATTCTGTTGATTTCATCAAGGACAACCTTCAGAATCTTCTTCAGGAACTGCTTCAGTCTGATTTCAAGCTTGTTGCACTTCAGATCAAGCAGTGCATATCTTGACTTGATGACCACATTGGTCACATTACCATCACCAAGCTGTGCAGAATTGAAACCCATACCAAAACGATAAATGTTCTTTTCATCTTCCTGCATCTTGGTCAGTCTTGCCTGATAGGGAACATCAACAGTGTGGACTTCCAAACCACCATTTTCACCTGTTCCAATCATCTTCTTGGTCTTCAGGTTAGTCGCAAGTTCTTCAAGGTTGTCACCCTGAAAACCCTTGACCACATGAATGGGATGATCAAAATCAGCAAGGTTGTTGGACAGACCACAGGACATCAGGTCATAGTCATCAATCAGTGCCTTGATAGGAACAAGACTTGACTTCTGTTCCTTGTTGTTGTCCAGTCTGAAGAAGGGAATGAAACCAAAGTTTTCATAATAGACTGCATCATCACCATCTTTGTGATAAATGATGTGGGGTCTAGGATTGATTTCTTCCTTGTCATCCAACAGAAGCTTTCCATCCTCTTCCTGAACATAGAAAGTGACTTGGTCTTTGTCCCAAACCTGAATTCTTTTGATGGTCTTGTTGTCCTTTGCGATTCTATCAACATACCAATAGATCACATATTCACAACCATCATCAGTTTCCTTTGCACGAACTTCCACAACACCCATGCTGTCAGCATACTGGAAGTGAAGTCTTTCATCCTGCCCTTCATAGGCATACATATATTCAGAACCCTTTGCAATCGTACCTGTCAAGGTTTCCTGCAGTTCACACATGAAGTCATCATCAAAATATTCATCAAGTCTTGCCTGAAGTGCAGGATCATCAGACCTGATAATCTTATTTTCATTTGACAGCATATACTGAACAGCCTGATCAACCAATTCAGGGAAGAAGGGATGTGAAATCTTGATGTTGCTTCTTGTGGTGTCTTCCACAAGAATTCCATCACTGTTGAAATAGAACATTCTATAATTCAGAATGTCATGTTCTGCATCATAATATCTTTTACCAACTGAAGCATTATGCTTCTTCATGGAAGTCTTGTCTTCCTGAATGAACTGAAGAATTTCAGCTTCTTTCAGCATAAGTCCACCACCTTTACAACAAAATAAATAAAAGACTGATGTGGACACCTTGCCCCATGAAGCGAATCCCCACAGGGGACAGGAGGAATCTATTTGACAACTGAAAGAAAAATGAATAAACCCATCAGTTGCAGGTGTCATCACATAGTCTTAATACAACCAAGTATTTCCAATGATATCATCTTCAAGACCATATCTCATTGCATCCATCAGATGATTGAAATCATCAATGGGTGTGTTCAGGGTCTTTCCAAACTTGTCTTTGTCCCAAGTATAATTGGAAATTTCAGTCAGGAAGTTCACACATCTTGGGTGAACAATGATTTCCAAGTCCTGAATCCACTGGATTCCATTCTTCACAGAATCCTTTCCCTTTTTAGCACCCTTTATTCTTAAACCAAGACCCTTCAATTCATCAATGGACTTGGGTTCTGCAGAATCACCTGTGAACCTTTCCTTTCCATATCCCATTGAAGAAAGTTCTTGATGAATCTTTCTGTTGGACAAACCTTTCTGATAAAGTTCATCCCATATATAAAGTTTCTTGTTTTCAGCATCAAGAAACATAATTGGTGAAGCTGTTGGGTCATTTGTATAACCAAAGTCAAGACCACATCTTGTCTTCAGCTTGTCCCTGATCACACAGTTCTGTCTTTCATCCACTGGAATGTCCTTCAGTTCAGCCATTGTGACCAATCTGAAGTCTTGTTCTTTCCAATTCTCATAGATCAGACCATCAACAATTCCCCATTCACCAAGACCTGCAACCCTATATCTTCTAGGGTTTCTTGTCTTCATCTTTTCAAATTCATTCAGGTCAGCTTCTGACAACCATTCATTGCACAGATAGTTGGTTGTCAATGCTAGGATGTCAGGATCATCCACATCAAAGAATCTTGACTTCAACCAATGGTGTTCATTCCAAGGATTGAAGGTCAGTGTGATTTGCTTGAACAGTCCTTCAGGGCAATCACCCCACATGGATTCTGCAAGTGTATCAAAGTCATCTTCTGACATGATTTCATATGCTTCTTCAACCCACATCCAAGACAGGACACCAACTTCAGTTGTGATACTGGTCACTTTCAACGGATCATCAAGACCCCTGAAATAAATCTTCTGTCCTGTGGGAAGATAGGTCATTTCAAGGGGTGATTCCTTGATGTCCCACAAGTGTCTGACCTGCAACCTGTTGATTGCCCATTTCAATTCAGTGAAACAGGAATCTTTCAGGGTTCTGTATGTCTTTCTGACAACAATGATGTTTGCATCCTTGAATTCAGGTTTCATCAGGTTGTAAATGTACCAAAGACCTGTTGTCTTGGACTTTTTACTTCTTCTTGAACCCTTTACAACCCTATATCTTCCCCTAAAGTTCCAAAATTTCTTGTAACCCTTACCAACAATCTTTGGAAGGTGAATATACTGTCTATTCTTCAAGATCAGATTCACCACCAAACACAGGAACAACCACATTCACAGTATTTCCTGAATCAAGCACACCCTGCATTCTTGCAAGAAGCTGAATTGCCTTGATTCTGTCTGACTGTGAAGGTGTCTTGGTCTTGGTAACAGCTTCAGAAACACCATCACCACAACCTTCAACAACAATCACTTCTTCCTGTGATTCCTGTCTGATGATAGAAGTCAGCATTTCCTGCATTTCCCTTGCATCCATGATGTTCTGATTCTTGATTTCACCCTGAAGTTCCCTGATTCTTTCCTTGACACTAACATTCGCTAATAGTCTTGCACCCTGTTCATTTGCAGTCTTTTCAGAATAACCTGCATTGATTGCTGATAGGGTTGCATTTCCAGTCTTTGCAAATTCCTGACAAAATCTTTCCTGTCTTGCAGTCATCTTGACTTCACCACCTTTCTTGAATGAAAAAAGACCCATGCATCAAGCACAGGTCTTTTTCTAGTATTTCTATGATATAGTTTACTATATCATAGGGGTGTTATTCAAGTGTTATGCAGTCGCAACATCTCACCAAAAGCAAACAGTGCATCCCTATGAAGCTTTTTGATATGGTCAACACTATATCCCATTTCCAATGCAACCTTTTTCATTGTTCCAAACTGCTTCCATTCCAAATATCTAAGCTTCAACAGCTTCTTCAACTGCAGATCATCCATCTGATGAATCTGTTCTGCAATCTGAACCTTCAGAAGACAGAACTTTTCTTCCATCCTCTTCAGCTTTTCTTCAGCATCAATGACCTTTGCAATGACATTTGCAAACTTGTCCTTGTCTGCACCTGAAGTCTGAACCTTGTCAGGACTAATATCCATTCCACCAAGGGAAGTCAAAGATTCCCTAAGTGTTTCAATATACTGCTTCTGATCAAAGATGTCTTCTTCAAGGTCTTTCACCTGCAACAGATATTCCTTCACAGTCATCAAACCACCACCTTTCTGAATCTGTTCTTGGTCAGTGTTCTTGCTTGTCCCACCTTGGACAGTTCACCTAGAACAGCAAAAACCTGTTGTCCTGCAACACTTTTTCAGATTTTTGTTCTTGCTGTTCTTGGTGTTCTTGCTTATTCTATATATTCTATATTTTTATTTTTATTTAGTTTCACTTAGTTTATATTTAGTTTTATATTTAGTTTTACCTAAATTATAAAAAAGTGAAAATCACCAAGAACAGCTAGAACACCAAGAACAGAATTCAAAAAGTCGTTGCACTGCAACACTTTTTCGTGTTCTTGCTGTGTTCTAGGTTGTTCTTGCTTGTTCTTGGTGACCCACCACAACCAAGAACAATCATGGTGGGTCACAACCATCATCACAGGAATTTCTTCACCTTGTCCAGTTCAATGGTCAGTCCACATTCATCTTTCAGGCAATCCAAAACATCCTGCAGACTGAAAATTCCTTGGTGGTATTCTTCCCACAGCTTCAGGACATAGTCAGTGAATCTTTCTTCCCTGCCTTTTTCATATCCCTTGACCTTCCAAAGATCATGAATGTGGTCAGAAATGGTCATCACTGACAGTCCCATCATCAAAACAAATGCTTCAGAAATACCTTCATTTTTTGCATTTTCCTTGATTTCTGCTATTTTTTCATCAGAAACTGTATAAAATTTCTGAATTTTTTCAGATTTTTTCTGTTTTCTGCGTTCTTTTCTATTCATCAGAAATCATTCCTTTTATCATAAAAGTGACACACTTCAGACTTGCAATATGCTTTGTGAAGAATGGTGCATCCTTTCTTTCCATTGGGATGTTCCATACAATGCTTGCAGTCATCCTTGAAACCAACTTCACCAAATTCAGCAACCTTCTGTTTTCGCTGTTCATCCTGAATTTTTCTTCAGATCATCCACATCATTCACCAACCTTCATGATGTCCTTCATGAAAGGAAGACCCATGATGAAATCACACAGGGTGTGCCATTCATCAAGCTTGTGGTTGTGTCTTTCCTTCCAAATCTTCATGCAGACTTCATAATTCAGATTGATGGTTCTTTTCTGATTGTAGGAACTAGGCAGAAGCTGAATCATCTGCCACCACACATCCTTCTTGCAGGTCAGTTCAGGGGACAGCATACCTTCTTCATGCAGATGATCAAAGTCCATATAAATTTCCCTGCAGGAATTCAGTGCAGGAATGATGTAGTCATTCATAATTTCCACACCTTCACTGATCAGGTGTTCATGACTGAAGTCATCCAGTTCAAATTCCTTTGCATGAATCTTGTGCATGGTGGAACAACTGACCTGTGTCTTGCCCACAGTGTAACGATCCATTTCCTTCCACCAATACAAGGGTGCATCAATAGTCACCCACACCTGAATCATTCTTGCAAAGGTTCTGTGTTCCACACCTGCACTGTTCAGGTTCTGCATCAGCTTCAGATCATTGTCACCAAGGACAAATTCTTCATGCTGACCATTGTCATCAATGACAGTCTGCATATGACTGTCAGACTTCCACCAAGAATTCATGGGGTTTCGCATTGCCATAACTGCAGACTTGAAACCTGCAATTTCATTCAGTTCAACTTTAATCATACTTAAACACACCTTTCAAAATATTTTCATCAATATAAACAGGACTTGCAGACACAGACACATTGGAAAGCAGATCATCCAGTTCAAGGAAAGCAATCACTGCAGACTGTGCAGTGTGGAAGTGGAAGGTGACAATGTCACCTGTTCCACTATAACCAATGCACTTGTTTCTTCTGACAATTTCAATGACCTTGTCTTTGTGAACCTGAATTTCAATCAGGTTGCACTTCATACCATAGCATTCAATCATTTTATTCCCCCCTTAAAAATTTTTATAACCAAGTAAGGAATCAACCAAATTGGAAATGTTATGTATAGAAGTCCTGTGAACATTGTCATTCCAAATTCACAAAAGTGTTCCCATGCTTCACAAAGATCTTCATATACAGAATCGAAACATTCACCCATTTCAATCCCCCTTCCAGTAAGCTGTGGCAACCATACCATAGCATTCAATCATTTTGTACATCCTCTGCATTATAATCAAATTCAAGTTCCCCAACAGGAACAGTCACACCATGTTCAATCAGATATTCTGCAATGACACTTGCCCAATATCTTGAACAACCATCCACAGCAGACTGAATCAATTCAATCAGCTTTTCTTTCATCATCAGCACCCCTTTCAACAGCAAAGTGCAAGAACCATGCAGACCCACAACCAAAAGTTCTTTGCACTTTTGTCATAGGATTCATACAAGCAATAAATGCAGATCATCACAAACCACTTCATTTCTGATCACCCCTTGCTTTCAGAAGTCTTTGTCTAGCCTGTTCTTTCTGTTCAGGGGTCATTTCTCTTTTCTTCAGAAAGGGGTTCTTGCCTGTTCTGAAGGGTTTCAGGGGACAGTCTGCAGAACTGCATCTTTTGACTTCTGCCCTGTTTTCACCACTGCATTCATAACAGAATTGCTTGATTGCTTTCAGGGGACTTGTGATTTCATTCATCCCGATCACCAACCCTTTCCTTCATCTTTCGATATGCAGAACAGATGTTGCATAACCAATTGATGTTGTCAATATCTTCATCATTTCTGATGATGGGGAATATATTGCATTCAATCAGGTCAATCAAGGATTCAAGTTCATCAATAGTAAATGCTTCCATCATCAGACATCACCTGCTTCCCTGTGGTTTGCCCTTTCTACATCAAATCCTTCAGGGTATCTTGCTTTCAGTTTGTCAATGTTGGTCTGCATGACATCATCCAGTTCCCAACCCATTGCATGACACATCATTGCAACATACCACAGGACATCACCAAGTTCCTTCTTCAGGTGCATTTCATCCAAGGACTTTTCATGGAAGACCCACTTCTTGACCATGTCATTCAGTTCACCAACTTCACCTGCAAGACCAAGACAGGCATTGAACACTTCACCAAGATCATACTTTTCAGGTGGTGTCCACAGACCATTGTTTCTGCAGAAGTCAATTGACTGAAGCTTGTCATACAATCTTGCAGTTGCAAAACCATCATTGGTTCTGCTTGCAAGTGCCTGATATTCATTTCCTGTCATTTCAGATCACCTTTCAATTCAATATATTTCTTCATGTACCAATCAGACTTCTTCAAGTCCTCTTCACCATTCTTGAAGATTGCCCTTTTCCGATACTTCCACACATTCAGCAGACAGAAGTTCATGACTGCTTCCCTGCCAAAGACAGCAACCATTTCATCAATGCATTCCATAGAACCTTCCTGACAATAGTGGGAAGGATGATTCACCACATCAGGTGCAGGAACAGGGTCTTCAGAATAAATATCTGGGACTTCCCATTTGTCATGGTCAGTGCAACCATAGCAGGGTTCTTCACTGACCGAAAGGTTTGTATGCTTGCAAGTTCCACAAATCTTCATATTAGAAACCAATCCTTTCACTAGCTTCAGCAACATTCTTCATCAGCATTGCCCTTGTCAGCAGACCCACACCCTTTGGAACAGGTGTGACCTTCATGAAGATTGAATCAAATTCATCAAATCCAAAGAAATCACCACACAGATGACCATCTTCATCCCTGTTGATGCCAACATCAACCACCAGTTCAGCATCCCAACAATAACCCAAATCAAACATTTCTGCTTTACCAACTGCAGAAACCACGATATCTACCCTGCACATATATCCATAAATGTTTTCTGTCTTGCTGTGTGCAAGGGTCACAGTGCAGTCTTCATCAATCAGCATCTTTGCAAGGGGTTTTCCAACAAGGTTGCTTCTGCCAATGATCAACACATTCTTTCCTGTCAGATCACCAAGTTCCTTCTTCATCAGGTGAACAATTCCCTTGGGTGTGCAGGGTTTGAAATACTTATCAGACCCCAAACCATCAACATCCTTCAAAGGGTCAATCAGCTTGCAGAATTCCACAGCATAAGACTGAAGTCTTTGGGGAAGTGGTAACTGAAGAATGATTCCTGCAACTGCAGGGTCAGCATTGTTCTTCAGAATGGTCATCTTCAGTCTAGTCTTAACAAAGGGACTGTCTTCAATCTGAATGTGTTCCACAGGAATTCCACAGTGTTCACAATCCTTGATTTTGCCTTTCACATAAACCTTGGAAGCACTGTCATCACCAACAGTGATGATGACAAGTTTTCCTTTGTTGGGGACAGCTTTCACTTCATCCAAGATTTCCTGTGCATATTTGGCACAGTCAATATATTTCATCTTCAGCTTCCTTTCTTGAATACAATAACTTTCTTTCCATTGATTCTGACATCCTTCCTGTCACAACCAAGGATTTTGTTGATTTGCTTGGTGAAGGTCTGCATTGCCATCTTCTGAAATCCATTTTCATGACAGAAAAGGTCATATCTTGCAAACACTTCTTTGGTTTCATGGTTCAGGATTTCTTCTTCTTCCACTTCATCCAAGAACAGCAGAAGGGGATTGTTGTCCTTTTCAAAGGTTTCAACTTCATCATTGACCTTCTTAGATTCTGTGAATGCCTGATTTGCAAGCACCCTTTTCAAACCCTGAATTCCAAGTTGAACAAGATATTCTGCAACATCCTGTTTCTTCAGCTTCCAAGTTATCCCTGAATCAAAGTCAGGGTCTTCCTTGCTGAATGTAGCATTGAAGGGGATGATCACAAGTCTTCTTTTGATTGCAAAGAATCCTTTGTTTCTCATTCTAGGAAGTTCATTGAAGCTGAAGAACAACTTGGTGTAGGGTTTGAAGAAGAACACATCCTGTCCCTTGTTTTCACCCTTCAGATCATTTCCTGAAACAATCTTCTTGAACTGTGCAATTGCTTTTCCTTCAAGGAAGGAATCATCAGAATCATCACCAAAACAGGCAAGCTTTCCAAACATGGAAGATGTGCTGAATCTTTCTGACAGTTCACCAATGTCAAGTGCAACATAGTTCTGTCTTGAAACCACATTCTTGACCATATCCAAGAATGTACTTTTACCATTTGAACCACTGCCCACCATCATGAAACTTTTGGAAAGTTCGTTTTGACGGAAAAAGCAATATCCGATTGCTTCTTCAAGCAAGCTTCTGATTTCTGCATCCTGACAAGCAATCTTGTTCAGGGTCTTGTCACACAGTTCACTGTATGCAGAAGGGTTGTAGTCCCAAGGAATCATGTTGGTGATGATGTATTCAGGACTGAAGGAAAGCAGTTTGTCTGTGGACAGATCATAGACACCATTTCTGAAAGCAATCAGATTTGCATCAGAAGTGAAGGTTTCTTCAGGGGTGATGATTTCAAGGAACTTCAGCACTTCAGTTCTGCTGTTTGCTTTCAGTGCAGGAATCAGTTCAATCATCTTGTTTTCAATGAACTTATATCCTGACTTATAGATTCCCTGATCATACACATGAAGCTGACCATTGATTCTTTTGATGTGGAATTCATTCTTCATGTATCTTCCAAAAGCATCATGAAGAAAGACCTTCCCATTGTAGAACACAGGTTTTTCAAATGCTTCATCCCTGCAGATGACTTCAAGTTCATCCTGATTCAGGGGTTCACTGAAGACAAAGTCATTGGTGTTCTGAAGCACCCTTCTGATGTCTTCTTTGGACAGAAGAAGCTGTGATTGCAGAATCAGGATATACTTGAACAGTTCATCATTTCTTCCCTGACCTTCAGACAGGTTCAGCAGATCAATCTGTGTGTTCACAGGGATCAGTTCATCAGGAACTTCATCAATGGTGTCAGGTTCAAAACAGGGTGGGAATCTATCCACACCATGAACTTTCAATGGTATGTAGGTTGAACCATTGTGGATGTCAGCAACAAGACCGACAGCAAGTTTCTTGTCTTTTCCACCCTTTTCAATCCTCTTCTTGAAATCTTTCCAAAAAGAATGAATGTGACCATTCTTCTGATTTTCAAGGATCAGACAGTTCCAATTGTTCTTTTCAGCCATGTCCCAAAACTTCTGTGACAGTTCATCAGAATCAAAACTGATGTCAACATATCCTTCATTCAGGATTGCACCAAAACAGGGGTCATGTTCGACTGCTGACCATTTCTGCAGGTTCTTTCCCTTGACCTTGGAAGCAGGGGATTTTCCATCACCATCAGGGTTTCCTTTGACATATCCCCTGAATACTTGGTCATTTCCTTCCCAACTCAAACTTCTTCAACCCCTTTCTTTTTCTTGTTCTTCTGTTGTCATAGCAACACTGAATGCACTGTGTTGAATGACCTGACTTCAGATTGTCAGCCCTGACCACCACCATTCTTCCACAGGAACATCTGCAGTTCCAAAATCTTTTTCCTGCTAGGTCTGCCCTATCAGGAACATGACTGACTGCAGTCAATTGACCAAAAACCCTTCCTGTCAGGTCTTCCCATCTTTTACTCATAACACACCAAATCCCTTCAACCTATCTTTTGCAGTGTTGATATACCACTGCTTGTCCAACTTAGCAGGGCATTTCACACCATTCACTTCATCATTAAAGATGAAACAATGGTCAGGTGTTCCTTCAAGCTTTTCAATCTTGCTTTCACCCTTGACCTTCCAAAGTGCATCATCCCCACAACCTTTTGATGCAAAGACCCTGATGCACTTTTCATTCAGTCTTTTGGGATTTCCTGCCCATCTGACAAAGGTCTTCATTTTTCCTGTCTTGGGGTTGGGTGCTTTGTACTTTTCCCAATAACCACCATGAAGAATGTGGGAATAACTCTGACCAATCTTCTTGACCATTTGGAATTCCTTCAGATCATCACAATCACCAATGGTCTTTTCCACAGGTGTTCCATAGATCAGTGCTTGAACAACTGCTTTGTTCACAATGGGGAGATCATAATCAAGTGGGGACAGTTCTTTGACATATGCCCCCTTTCTTTCAACCTTTCCATTTGCAAACACAAAGACATAATTGTTGACATCCTTCTGATACAGTCCATGACCTTCAGAATCACCAATTTCATCAAATTCAAGTTCCATGTTGCATCTTGATTCCCATTCAAAACAGATGTCATCCATCTGTTCAAAAGCTTCATCTGTATCAGGAAGACTGATGATCAGACCATCAGTGTTGGACTGAATCAGTTCAAATCCATCAATTGCTTCCAAGTGTTCAATCAGGTCAATCAGCATCAACTGACCATTGATGCAAATCAGGTTTGCATTTCTAGGGTCATATGCTGTGGAAGTCTTTGCTTTACTGATTCCATAAGTGCCATTGATGACAATCTTCAGGGGTGCTTGTTCTTTCTTCTTTCCTGCCCTTTTCAGTTCAATTCTTCTGTCATAGATCATCTTGAACTTTTCAGGTTTCTTGGAATTTCTAGTCAGCAGGTCATGGAAGATCATCAGTCTTGGATAGAAGGAAGCAACATCAATATGCCAAATCTGTCTACCCTGTTTCTTTCCAAGGTTCTTGTATTTCTTCTTTCCTGCATGGATTCCACCCCAACTGATTTCATGTTCCAACCCTGCAATGATTGTTGTCAGGGTCTGTGAATAAACTTCATCAGGATCAGTCTTGCCCTTCATGGACATATAGAAATCAATTGCTTGCTTGTATTTCTTAATCTGAATGCAAGGAAGAACAAACAGGTCAAATTCATCATTCCTCTTGGTTCTTTCACATTCAAGAATCTTTGCTGACATCTGTGCTTTGGTCAATCCAATGTCCTTGATGGACAGGGATTCAGGGAACATCTTGATCAATGACATGATTGCATCAAAGTCATTCTTCTTTTCAATGAAGACTTCAATGGTCTGTTCCACATCATGTCTGTTATACTTTCGCATATCTGCAAGTTCTTCTTTGGTCAGCTTCCTTTGAATTCTGAAATCAGTTTCTGATTCTTTGATCATGTTTCCAAGGAAACCTTCCCAAACCTTCAGACCCCTGTCAATTCTTGTCATCACATCATAGGAAAGCAGGGGAATCTTCCTGAACAGATTGGAATATTTCCAACCATCCTGCTTCTTGGTGATGATGTGTTCATTGATGTCATAGGGGTCAAAGTCACACAGCAGACCTTTCAGAATATAATCATCATAATGGTGATTGTTGCAACCAACCCAAATGTCAGACTTGTGTTCATCATAGAAATCAACCAATGCAGGTTGGTCATTTTCAAAGTAATATTCCTTTTGATTGATGGGATCAATTATTGTCACCAACCAATCAAACTTTGTGACCTCAAAGTCATAGAATAAAATCATCAGCAAACCACCATCCTTTCTTCTGAATATTTTCAGCACCTGTCCCCTAAAAGAAGACAGGTGCTGAATTTACCTGTCACTTAGTCTTCGACTTCATACACTTCCTTGACAGTGTACACTGCAAAGTCCTTCTTGGACTTCTTGTATTCAATCAGATATTCAAGCTGACCATCAATTGCTTCCATGATGTCCATCAGAAGGTCATTGTACTGACCATAGTCCTTGAATTCCACCTGATCATCATCCACAGCTTCAAGGGACTTCAGGAATCTGTTCACAATGGAAATCTGGAAACCCTGTGTGATGACCTGATTCATGAACAGAAGCTGATTTTCAAAATCACCCTTCAGGATTCTGAACCATACAGAAACCATAGGACTGCCCTTGGAAGATTCCTTCAGTTCCATCTTCTCAATCTTGCATTCATAAGTTCCCACAGGAACTTCACGATAATCACCCTGCTGACCACCCTTGTCAGCTTCTGCAATGTCTGCTTTCAGACCTTCCACATCAATGGACTTGTTCCACTTATCAAAAATACTTGCCATAATCTCAATACATCCTTTCTTTACTTAGACATCAGTTCAATAATCTTCTTCAGCAGGTCTTCAATGCTTTCCTGCTTCTTTGCTTCAAGTTCATGAAGCTTTTCAGCTTCAAAACACAGTTCCTTCCAAATGATGCACAAACCAAGTTCATGCAGATCATTGAAGAAAGTGTCTTCAAAGTTTTCATCAATTTCACAGACCTTGTCAATTGCAACAGCAACTGCATCCTTGGACATACCATTGAACACAATGTTCTGAACCAAGCTGTCAAACAGACCACTTTCCTTCATCATCTGAATAGTCTTTTCCATGATTATCTTTCCTTTCTTGTTCTTCTGCTTCTGACCTTGTCAGTTGCAGGGGTCTTGACTTCTTCCTTTGCAGGTGCTTCTTCAGGGACATTGTCAGCTTCCTGAACAGTTTCAGTGACCTGTTCCTGTTCTGCAGGTGCAACATCATCAGTCTTGGTTTCTTCCTTCACAGGGGAAGGAGGGGTCTTCACAGCACCCTGATTTGCTTCATCATAAACCTTGCACAGATCA